TTTTTCTATTGAGTTCGTTTTTGAATTTTTTATTTTTTTAATAATTTTTTCTGTTTTTTTCTTACTGCTATACATTGTTATTGTTTTTTTATTGGTTATTGATTTCTTTTAAAAACATTTTTCCAAAAATATGCCATATTATCTATTGCCTTTTGCATTATTTCAGCCATGGGTTCTACTATTTCAAACATAAATTCCATAAATGTACTAAAAACTTTAATTATTATATATATTGGTGTAAGCATTATAACTAAGACTAAATATATAAATTCTTTCATCTTACATTTCCTCCATATAAATTTAATATTGTATTATTTCTTAGATAATCTATTTTTCTAATGATTTTTAAATCTTTTTCTTTTATTTTTGTTGGTGTACTTTCGGCTCCAAACTCTTTCATTGCAACCACTCTAAATTTTGCCAACAATGTTTGTAATTGTATATATTCTTCTTCATCCATAGTATCCTCCTAGTTTTTTTCTAGCAGCTGTGTTTCTATTGAGCCATATTCAATATCTGTGTTTTTTAATTCATTTATAAAGTCTTTCATCACATCTATTTTTCCTTTTAGATATGCTATTTCTTTATCTTTTTCAATTAATTGCTTTTCTAGTTCTTTATTTTTATTTAATATTTTTTCTTCTGCTTTTTTAGCTTCATTTATAACTCTTCCAGCTTGTACCATTATCACTTCAGGATTATTTAATAATTCATCAATTATTGTTCCAATAGATTTGCTATTTTCTTTTTTTGATATGCTGCTATTTTCATTTGGTGGTTCTAGTCCATCACTATTTTTATTTCCTTTTGGTTTATATCCACTCATTACTTTCCCTCCATTTCTTTATTTCTTTTCAGTTTTGCAATTACTGTAGTTTTATTATAATTTTTAGCTATTAAATATGATGTATATCCATCAATTAAGTTGTAGTCTAAATCAATCACTATCTGCGATTCAAATTTATGATTTTCTTTGTAATATTTAAATTTTTGTTGTAGTTTCTTTGGATTTGGTTTTGAAAAATGTTCAGGTATTTTGATTTTACTTATTTCTATTTCTACTGCAGTTTCATTCATTAAGGCATCTATGATCTCTTTTTTTATTTTGCTGTCCGCTTCTTGAATATCAATAATTGCCTCATTTCCTTTTATTATTTTTAAATCACAATATCTCATTAATGCTATTGTTATCCATAATAATCCACATATTATCCATGTTTTATTTTCACTTATTATTGATACAGTTATGTCTAATATTCCATTCATAATATAAAATACTAGCATTAATATATCTGTTCTATTTAATTTCGTTGCTTCTTCCCAAGTTTTCATATTATCCCTCCTCTAAATCATTAAATATTTTTTTATATGTTTCTACTTCATTTAATTGATTAAGTATCTCTTTTACCTCTTTTTCTGATAACAACTCAATTTTGTCTTTATCCTGATATGATACACCAGTGTTCCCAACATATTTTCCAACATGCACAAAGAAATTTCCTTTTTGCGTTTTATATAATGTACATTCATATTTTGGATAACTATATAATCCCCAAATTGATTTTTGCTCTATTGTCTTTATATACTTTAAAATTTCTTCTGCTTTTTCTGTATCATATACTTTATTATTTAATAGGTATTTCATAATTTTTTACCTCCACTCTCCGTTGGCTATCATTTCAAACCATTTCTTTTTTATTGGTAATACAATCATCTTTGCACCTCTCTCTCATGTGTTTCATCTAGCATTTCCTTAACTACTTCCCATATCGTTTCTTCATCTTTGCCTGTTTCTTCTATAACCATTTTTATTGTTGCAGCTACTCCCATTAAAACATCTCCAACTGTTATATCTTCTTTTATGCAATATACATTTACTCCTTCCTGATCTTTTGTAAATTCAATGAATTTTTTTTCATCATAATAACAACCACGACATCCCATCTTTTCAACTCTACAAGTATCCCATTCTTTTCCTGTACATTTCATCTTTCTGTACCTCCTTTTATATCTTTTATAGCATTAGACCAACATTTTGTGCATCCTATCCCTTCGTAATTGCAAGTGTCCTCTTCTTTTCGCTTATCTATCTTTTCTGAGCCGAATACATCTGATGGACACATATTTATTCCACCATAGCAAAATATCTGATGACATCTCTCTTCTGTTGCATGTTCTACCACTATTTGCATTATTTCTTTATATGTAATATTTACATCTGGTTCTTCTGTAAATATTACTTTCTTTTTTCCTTCCATATCATAAATATTAGACATACTCTTTTTTGCTCCTTATAATTTTATTTCTGTATCTCTTGCCTCTTTATTCATTATCAACGGTAAGTCAGTTGTTGTAATTAGCTTTCTTTTTTTAAAATCCTCACAAACTTCTTGTTGAGAGTCCTGTATTTTATTGCAAAATGGATATTTTCCACATTTTATACATTTCATATCATTCCTCCTAATACTCTCCTATTTGAACTATAACTTTTGGTGTCTTGGCATACTTTTTAAAAATTCTTACATCTGTAATTTGTGCGTCATCTTTGAAAGCAAATTTATTTAGTGCATCACTAACTATTTTTCCTATATTGTCCCAGTCTGGTTTCTTTGTTGGGCTTATTCCTCCACAAAGCATTTCCGCTTCTTTCTTTTTACTTGTACTTTTAGGAATTTCAAAATAGGCTATAATTGTCATAGTTACTCTTCCCTCAATTGGTTTGTATTGAGGATATTTATATACAAAAATCTGTCTTACCAAATATTCATAATTTTTTGTTTTTGTTGGTGTATATGCCCTTCCTGTATATGTATTCATTCGTGGTCTAGCTTTTCCAGTTATGCTCTCCTCTATTTCAATTTCATACTTCAATTTCATTTGTACCACCTCTTTATTTATTTTTCTCCTGCATCCATTTTTTTGATTTCTTTATCAATTAATTCTATATCTCTTCTTATATATTGTTCTTGCATTTTTACTTCGCTAAGTGAATGTATTAAAGCATCTTTTTGTCCTATCAAATATAATTTTCGACCATTTATTTGATTTGAAACTAACTGTATTTGATAACATACTTCTCTTATTTCAATAAATATTTCGTTTGTTGTCCACTTTTTGCCACCTGTTCTACACAAAATTGGATATTTCTCCTCAAATCCTATGTAATCTCCATAGTGTGCATAGTCCCAACCTATATACCAGCCTTCTGTTGCTTTTTCATTTCCTATGTGTAATCCCTCTTCTGAATAAGTAATTCCTCCATGAACATTTATATCTATTTCACTTATTTCTTTCCCATAAAATTTATTGTTTTTAGGAATTCTAACATATGCTGTTGGATGTGTTCCTAAATTTAAAATATAGTATAATAGTCCAAAGCATGTTCCTGTTTCTAATATTTCTATTTTTCTATCTGCTTGATATATCATTTCCTTTCTCATATCTCATCTCTCCTTCAAAAATTTTTTCTCCAATTTTTAATTTAAATATTGGTTTTATGTTATAGCATTCTAAAAACACCATTAAGCCAATCATTGTTCTATATTTGTATTTTTCCATATATTCTTGGTGTATCTTATTAGCCTTATTTCTTTGATACCCTTTACTCATAATTAATTTTATAAATCGTTTCTTTTTCATTGTTTTAGGCATTACGATCAAGTTTAATTCTCCTGAATATTCTTCTTCCCCTATTTCAGCAAAAGCTACACATTCATTTTTGATTCCACCTTTAGCATATTTAGGATATCTATTTTCTTCATCAGTTAAACCAAGTTGTGCTTTTCCTAATGGCTTCATTTCTCCGCTTAATCCATTTACTGCATAAAATACAGCTTTTAAATTGCTATCTTCTCCCATTTATTTCTCCTTTTCCAGTTCTTTCAATGCAGGTTTTAAACATTTACTACACAATGCTAATTTTAATTCTCCTCTTCTTGTAATGGTGTGTGGTATTATTGCAATTCCGCCCATCATTTCATGTCTTTTTTCTTTTATTTCTATTTCTGCTCCGCAATAATCACATTTATAAAAGTCATACTCTTTTCTCTTCTTTGCATTTACCACTGAATTTCCTCTTTCTATTGTTTTCATTTTTGTATATATAGGAACCGTAGTCCTGTTATATAAAATATCTAAATTGCTCATAATACTGCCCCCATTTCTATTGTATAGGCATCATATTGTGTACTTAACTCTGTTTGTCCTATTGCAGATAAAATACATTTTTTAAAATATTCCTTTGGTTTTTGAATTACAGTCTTCGTATTTGCTATTGAGTATTGTTTCAGTGCATATAATAGTTTTTTAGAGTTCATCTCTTCGACTTTTTTCTTAGTTTTTAAATCCATATACATTTCTTTTAATATTTCTTTGATTTCGATAGCAAGAGCAGGATCCAAAACATGTAATTCACAATTTTGTATAATTCTCTCAAATTCCATCTTGTCTATCTCATCCATCTTAGTTTTTGTTTTTTCTTCTTCTGGATCAGAATGATAGATAGATTTAATTTTATTTAATTTAATTTCATTTAA